ACAGGTCAAAGTTCCTCTACCCATGGTTATAGTTCCGGTGGTGTAACCAGCGGACGTATAGATATCATCGATAAGTTTCCTTTCACTTCTAACGGTAACGCAACAGATGTAGGTGACCTGACAGTGGGTAAAAACGCCAACAGTGGTCAGAGTTCAACAGCCCATGGTTATAGTTCTGGTGGTTATGATACGGGAGCGTCTAATATTATCGAAAAGTTTCCTTTCGCTTCTGACGATAACGCAACAGATGCAGGTGATCTGTCAGTGGCTAGATATGCCCCCGCTGGTCAACAATACTAAGGATTTGACTATATACATGTATATGATTGAAAATTTGGAGTTTTGTTATGGATGCAGAGAAATCTTTTCGTGAGAATCGATATGTCTATCTTTCGAGTGCTGTTTCTCGTGACGATTGCGAGAAACTCACCAATCACATGTTTGAACTTTTTGAAAACGGTGAGTTAGAAAAAGACCCGCAGTGCCCTCTTTCAGATTCAATATATGGAAACCCCATATTTGATAATCTTGCTGCATCTCTTGCGCCTGCTTTGTCCAAGCAATTAGGTGTAGAGATCGCACCAACTTATACCTACTGCCGTATCTACAGAAACTCAGAACTTTTAGTTCGACACACAGATCGCCCATCATGCGAGATTTCTGGAACTATGACTCTGGGGTTCGACGACTCTTCGGGTATATGGCCAATCTTCTTTGCTGAAGATGAAGATGATGTTGTGGGTTATCCTTTAGAAATCAATACTGGCGATATTGTAATGTATCGAGGATGTGAGTTGCCTCATTGGAGACCAAAGTACAAGGGTAAATGGCAAGTTCAAGTATTCTTTCACTATGTCGATGTGAATGGTCCTCACAAAGATCATATCTTCGATGGTCGATCTACCATGGGCGTGCCAAAAGAGCAACAACCCTTACTCGTTGAAGCGCCTCTGAGAGAAGAACTGACATCAAAGGTCATCTATAATGGTGTTATGATTACAACGAACGATGAAGTCTTTCCGGGCTTAACACACTTCGATAAAAACTTTAACCCTCATCTCTCGTTCACAGCAGAAGAATGTAAGAAAATTATTTCACACTCAGACACTCTTTATCCCTCAAAGTCAACTGTTGGTGGAGGTGATAAAGAAAGAATTTACGATGTTGACATTCGTGCTGTAGACACGTATAGTATAGAATTGAATGACAAAACTAAGTGGATATTTGATCGTATTGCTGCCGCTACGGGAACAGCGAATCGCGACTATTACAAATATAATGTTTTGGGAATAACTCATTCGTTACAGTTGTTACACTATAAAGGTGATGAGAACGGACACTATGATTGGCATATCGATGCTGGACCTGGCCCAAGTTGTACTCGCAAGATTTCGGTGATCGTACCTCTCAATAACCCCGAAGAATTTGAAGGTGGTGTTCTTGATATTAACAACAACGGCACACTTGTTACTGCCCCTCAAACACCCGGAACTATGATTCTTTTTCCAAGTTTTACTCCTCATAGAGTGAATCCAGTGACGAAAGGTGATCGATGGTCCCTTGTTTCTTGGGTACACGGTACTGATAGATTCAAATAGTATAAATAGTAGTTGACATCATTAAACTTATTGTGTATAATGCTCTTGAAGCTAACCTAATAGAAAAGAGTGATTAAATGCCGAATCTAAGTATACCAGAAATCACTAAAGACGGTAAAGAGTATCGTTCTGTTCTTCTCGTCGAAAAAACATTTGAAAAAAATGGAAAAACCAACGTTTTTAAAACTGATGGCGGTTTATTTCATGCGAAGTACATATTAATTGGTACGACTAAAATAACCAAAAGTTCTGATGTTGATAAAACTGCCGGAGAAATCTTATCGCTTAGACTTAAAAAGGGACTTGACAGAATCTTAAAGATTGGCGGAACTTACGTCGGATCAAAATCGAACACTGAAATTCCTATAACTCAATTTGAAAAGAGTGAAGAGTTCGGGGGCATGCCCGCAGGTGGTACCCGAGTTAACAAAGGGCTTTTGTTTGAGACTGATCTCGCAAAACGGTTAGACGAATACGTTGAAGGAAGACAAGGTAAAGGACAATACGCTTCCGAAACGTCAAAAATAATTGAAATGTGTTCTGCAAAAATAGGTTCACCAGTCGTCAATTTCAGACATGAAGGCGGCGCTAATACATCAAGACCTATCGTTAATTCTGGATCACAGGTTTTTGTATCCCCTAAAGATCATAGAGAACACGGAAGTAAATTGACTGATATTACTCTTGTGCACCATAACAAAAAAGAAAGTTATCTTTCCCTCAAATATAGTTCCACGCTTACCTTTGTCAATTCTGGTGTAAGTAAAATTTTTCCGGAAACAGAAATTAAAAAGGGATCAATTAGTTCTCCTGTCGGAAAAGCAATTATGTCTGCCTTCGGTATCGACGAGTTGTTATTTTGTAATGTGTTTAATGATTACGGCAAAGGAACTCGTCATGCGACTGGCGTCAATGTATCTTCTAAAATCGATAGAAATGCTTTAAAATTATTTTTATCGACGGCTATAGGGTCTGACTATTGGATGATTCACGGAATGGATGGCGGTAAAATATGGTCTTGGTATATGGATCCTAGTAAAAATAACACCATGTCGACAGTCAGTGGACCGATTATAATAGATTACGGTGGTTCATCTGGTACTGGTAAGCGTGTTAATATATCATTCAGTAATTCATTTTTTGATTTTACAGTAAACATACGTAACAAACAGTCTGGTCGTTATCCTTCTCATATCATGTGTGACTACAAAAGCAAACCAGCAACCGGTAAAAAATTATTATAAATAGTTAAACTATTAAAGATATAGAAACCAATGTTAGCATTTTCTGATTTTCTGACCGAACAAAAGAATACCCATATGACTCACATTGAGGACAAGGTTCTCTACGGTGGTGTTAATGGTACACGTCAAGCAATCTTTGCCTTACGTGATTTACGTGATATGCTTAGTGGTGTGAAAGATACGGGAGTTTCTGTCAAGTGGGATGGCGCACCTGCTATCTTTGCTGGTACTGATCCACGAGACGGTCAGTTCTTTGTAGCAAAGAAAGGTATTTTTAATAAGAACCCTAAAGTCTACAAGACACCCGCAGAGGTAGACGAAGACACTTCGGGTGATCTTGCTACTAAACTTAAAGACGCATTACAGTATCTACCCGCTCTTGGAATCAAAGGTGTTATTCAAGGGGACTTCTTATTTGGTAAGGGTGATATTAAGAAACAAAAAATTAAAGGCGAAAGATACATTACCTTCCATCCTAACACTATTGTTTATGCTATTCCGGTTGATCAAGCAAAAGACATTCAACGAGCAAAAATCGGTATTGTATGGCACACTACATATACAGGTAGTACATTTGAAACAATGAAAGCATCATATGGAGTTGATGTGAGTAAGTTGAAAAAGACCGCCAATGTGTGGTCACAAGACGCAATGCTTCGAGATGTTCGAAGCGCAACCATGACTAAAAATGAAACGGAGACAGTGAATGAATATCTTTCGCAAATTGGTAAACTTTTTAACGGGATCTCAGGAACAACCCTTAGAACCCTCGAAGCCAACCAAACCCTTGCCCAGCACATCGAGCAGTTCAACAACACCTACGTCCGAGCCGGCGCAACCATCGGTGATAGTAGATCCCACACCGCCAAGCTCATCAACTGGATCAAAAACAAGTACAAAAAAGAAATCGACAACCGCAAAAGCGACCGCGGCAAAGCCACGCAAAAAGCGAAGCTCGACGACCTCCTCTCCTTCTTCGGCGAAGAAAACAAATCAAACCTGATTCGAATGTTCGAGTTGCAGAAATTGATTGTTATTGTTAAACTGAAACTTATAAATAAACTTAATAAACTGAATAGTCTGGAAACCTTTATTAAAACCCGAAAGGGTTTCAAGGTTACAGGTCAGGAAGGATATGTAGCAATAGACACAATTGGTGGTGATGCGGTGAAACTTGTTGATCGTATGGAGTTTTCATACAACAACTTTTCACCTGACATTTTGAAAGGATGGGATAAACCAACGAGAAATTAAGATGGCAAAACCTTTAAGTTTTAAAGATTTTTTAGTAGTCGATTACACTCCTGGTATGCCAGAAGAAATCTCCTGGGCGGCAATGAAACGTAGGAGAGGTCGTATTGGGGAAGAGGTCGAAGAGACAGACGAAGCCCTCAACTTTGCGCAGCGAAGAGCCCGTGGTAGAGTCATGCGCAAAAACAAAGCGAAGATTGCTATGGGTCGTAGGAAAGCGGCAAACCGAGCCGCTGATCCCGAAAGACTTAAGAAGAGAGCGCGTAAACAAGCCATGAATGTAATGTTCAAGAAACTCGCGAAAGGGACTTCTCGTGCGGACTTACCTGCTACACGTCGTCAAGAAATTGAAAAGCGTCTTGAGAAACTGAAACCCAGAATCGATAAGATGTCTCGTAAGATGTTACCACAGGTTCGTAAGATGGAAAAAGAACGAAGAATGGGTAAGCAGAACAAAGATGCCTAATATACCATCGTTTAAACAGTATCTCGTAGAGGAACAACGCGAGGTATTTTTCACCTTCGGGCGAATGAACCCTCCGACAATAGGCCATGGGAAAGTGATTAATGCTTTGGCGACCAAGTCTGGGCGTAATCCATATAAAGTATTCTTATCACAATCCCAAGATTCAAAAAAGAATCCTCTTAGTTATGAACAAAAGATAAAGCATGTTCGTAAGATGTTCCCTAAACATGCTCGAAACATCATTTCAAACAAGAGTTATAAGACTGTGTTCGAAGTCGTGACTGGTCTATACGATCAGGGATTCAACAAGATCACCATGGTTGTAGGTTCAGATCGGGTGACAGAATTTGAAACATTGTTAGGGAAGTACAACGGTGTTAAAGGGCGACACGGTTTTTATAACTTCGAAAAGATAAACATTGTCTCTGCGGGTGCTCGTGATCCTGACGCTGAAGGTGTTGAAGGAATGTCAGCATCAAAGCAACGTGAGAACGCAAGGAACAATGATTTTATAACATTCGGTCAAGGTGTTCCTAAGACAATGTCGAACAAAGACTCGAAGCGATTGTTCAACGACATTCGTTCTGGTATGGGTCTGAAAGAGACTTTGCAGTTTAAGAATCATATCGAACTTGAATCAGTATCTGAAATGCGCGAAAAGTTTGTTGAAGGTAATCTGTTCAGTGAAGGTGATAAAGTTGTTATCAAATCAACAGGTGAGAACGGTCACATCCATCGACTCGGCACTAATTATTTAATTATTGCTCTTGAAGAAGGTGATATTTCTCGTCGATGGATTGATGACGTAGAGTTAAAGACGAAGAACGAGAAGACTGATCAGTGGTATAAAGATCAGCCCGAATGGGGTACACCTGAAGCAACTAAGAAAGCTAAGAAGAAAGTGCCTGGTCAAGTCAAAGAAGATGAAATCGACAGTGCGTTACAACAGATTCGTCTAGATAAAGAACGAGACCGCGAAGAGAATCAACGAGAAAGAGAACGAAAAAAGCTTGGATACGATCGTGTTCTTGATCGGGCCCGTCTTGCCCGCGCTCGTCGTAAAAACAAACAGACAAACTAAAAGATATAAATAATAGTTATCCGGATAGAGGAAATTTTTCTGTGAAAAAATTCAAAGGTATGAGAGAATCTCTCAAGGGAAATAAAGAAGTTTCGAATTCTGTGGCACAAGAGGAATCTGATACCCACAAAACGAAAGACGGAAGCACCTCTAAAAAAGGTCTTTGGTATAACATCAACCAGAAGAAGAAGCGCGGTGAAGCACCTGCTAAGAAAGGTGATCCTGATCGCCCATCAAACCAAGACTTTGTTGATGCCAGAAAGACGACTAAAGAGTCAACCGAACTTGATGAAGCAATTGACTTCCGTAAAGCCTTCATGGATATCCAGTCATATGCCAAGAAGAGTGGTGGTATTGACAAGACTGACTTTGAGAAAGTTGCATACTACGTCAAAGCAATCGGAGACAATCAGAACACACCTAATGTTGCTAACAAAGCATTCATGGCAATGAAAAAGCATATTGCTGGGCTAGATACGGATGTGCGAGATGGAATTCATGTGTTGTTAAAGAAACACGGCATGGTGAAGAATGGTCGTATGGTACAAGAGTCGACAGATGTTAGTGAAAATCTGAATCCTAAACAGATCGCGTTACTCAAGAAGAGCTATTCTACCATCGATCGAATTGACCCTTCTGGACCTGCATACAAGAAAGCGAAAGGTATGATTTCTGGATTAGAAAAAGACAATCTAATCGATCTTGCCAAAGCAAAAGTCAAGTGGTTGTCTCAGATTGCGGCTGATGAATTGCGTAAGCAACACAACGTTAAGTTAAAGGCTTCCGAATATATGGAGTCTGTTAAAGAGTCAACAATAAATGAGTTGACCACTGTAGATCGAGAAAAGTTAGTCAAAGTATTTGACAAATTGAAAAAAGGTTCAACCGTCAAAATCAAGTCTAATGACTCCATCAAGAAGGGTGATGACTACATTGAATTTGTTGTTAAATCAAAGAGTACAGTTCGTAAGGGTGAAGTAGAAAAGATTACCCTTGCTAACAAAGGAAATCCAACCGGTGTAAAAAGATTCTTATACAAAAGAGTTGGTACTTCGATGGTATCGTTTGCCGTTGGTGACATGGCAGCCTCTATTGTAGATATTAAAGAGTCAACAAAAATGGATGAAGCGATTGGTAAACTTCCGCCGAACGCAAGTCGTGAAGATAAGATCAAACACACTATGAAGATTATGAAGATGTATCCTGCAAATAAGGGTAAGTCAGAAAAAGAATTGAGAAAAGGTGCGACTGATTATATCGATCAATTCACCAACAAAAACAAAAAGACTGACGCCTACATCGCGAAGATGAAATCAAAAGAACCTGCACTAAAAAGTTCAGATTATGCGAAAGGTACTTATCAATCTGCACAGGCATTCAAAGATAAGTTCGCCAAAAAGAAGAAAGAATCAGTTGATGAAGCAAAGACAAACTGGAAA